TTATTTTTACCAATATATGCTCTACTCAATGGTGAGTCATTCAAACCGACAATAGTGTCCATTTTATTTATAATGTTTAAAGGATATTTTGATTTTTTTTCAACACAAGAAAAAACATAAAAAATATTTCCCTTTTCATCTACCATATATGGAAAATTATTATTTTTATATAAATCCATCTCATGACTAAATTTTGATTTCAAAACATGGTCATCAAAATTTTTACCTGTCAGCTCTTTTTGATACTTATATGCTTCTTTGAAAGTACCAAATTTTTTTACTTTGATCGTTATTATTTTACTCATTTTGCTCTCTCCTTTTTTAGTGTTAGTTTTATTTAACATACGAATAATCTATAAAATTAAGGTTGTATTGTAAAGTGCTAAAAACCTAGTAAAATAGCCATTTTTTACACATTATAACAACTTATATTTTAGTTTTTGACTTTTAAAAGCAAATCACTTACAAGAAAAGAATCGGATATGAAAAAAATTATATTTATGTTAAGAGAGATAATCCCTTTGTGGATTAAGTATAAAAGTTTTCATATCAAATACTTAGGTTAAAAAATGTAGGTAGCGGCTATCTCTCTCTTGCCGCTATCTACCTAAAAGAGAGGAATAGATATGAGCCAATTAGATTTATTTAGCGATTACAAAGCATATCGTAAAGAATCTCCAACCAGCAAATCAGCTTGGGAAAGTAAAACAAATAAACTAACACTTAGAGAAGAAGTATTTAATCTATTATTTGAAAGACCTTATTCTAATGAACAAATAGCAGATAGTTTAGGACAACCATTATCTTCAATATGTGCTAGAATAAACGAACTTAAAAAAATTAATTTAGTGATAGACTCAGGTAAAAAAACTAAATCTAAATATAACAAAGATGTAATATTGTGGCAAAGAAAAGACCAAACAAAGTAGAGAGAGAGTATATGAACAAAGTGGCCAATTATGGTTGTATAGCTTGTGAGATAGATGGTAAAATTTCTATTCCTTGCGAGATACATCACATCAGAAAGCATACAGGAATGGGTCTAAGACCACCGCACAGCATGATTCTTCCGCTTTGTGCTTCACACCATAGGACAGGAAAAATATCGGTGCATTTAGGCAAACAAGCATTTGAAGATAGATATGGCAAACAAGAAGATTTAGCAAAAAAAGTAAGAGAGAGGATTGAGGAGTGGGATATAATAACAAGCATTTTTTAAGGAAAGATAATGAGTAGAAAATCAGGTTACTTTATTTGTTATCGTAACATTTGGCAACATCCTGTGTTTAAAAACTTACTTCAAGCTTCTTGTTGGATATATATGATAAGTTCTGCTAGTCATCAGGATAAAAATTTAAGATTTTTAGATAATACAATATTTGTTCGTAGAGGTGAAATGATTATGCCTTTAAGAGTAAATGCTAAAAGATTTAAAATGACTTACTCTGAAATGCGAACTTTCATACTAAGGCTTGTGCGTAGAGGAATGATAACCACAAGGGTCGCCCAGTTGCAACCCACAGCCGATCACAAGAACAGAAAAGTTACTCTAATTTCTATTGTAAATTACGATAAATTTCAATATGTTGACAAAGAACAATCACATACGAACCACATATCGCAACAAGGACTAACTGAACATACTAATAAACAATTACTAAATACTAGGTCAAGCAAAGACAAGGGTGTTAATAGTGGGTATAAAAAAATAGGTGATTGGGGTGAACATATAATTTTAGAAAAGAATGGAAAAAAATATCTTAAACATAAATGGAAAAACGAACCAATCAAAGAGTATAAATGATAGCAATACTGCGAATTTTTAAATATTGTAGAAAAAGGATAATTGCTTTAAAAGTAGAAAATACGATACTTAAAACACAGTTAGAGTATTACAAGGCAGTATTAGAATCAATTGATAAAAGCAAACATTAAATGGTCAGAAAAAAGTCAAAATTTAGACATATTTCAATAAACAAAAAGAAATATTATTTTTATCATATAGTTTGGCTTGATATTTTAGGTGATTCTTCGCATTTTTCTTTCAATGAATTTGAAAAAATGAGACCAGCTATTATGAATACTTATGCTTATGTATTTAAAAAAGATAAAAAGTATTTATGGACATTTGCTAGTTATGATGAAGAAACCTTTAGTGATCGTAATGTATTTCCGATTGGTTGCATAAAAGAGTTAAAAAAGATAGAAATATAGAAATATGAAATCGGACAAAATTATGGCAAAAGCCACAAAGAAACCACAATGTAGTGTTGGCAGACCTAAAGCAAAGGTAGATATAGAAATATTAAAAAATTTAGCTTCTATTGGTTGTCCTACTTATGAGATAGCTTCTGTACTAAATGTATCAGCAAGAACACTTAAAAGGAATTTTGCCGAAATTATAGAGCAATACAAAGAACAAGGTAAAGCTAGTTTAAGAAAAAAAATGTTCGATAAGGCAGTTAAAAAAGATAATACCATGATGCAGATATTCTTATCTAAAAATATGCTTGGTATGTCAGACAAAGTACAACAAACAAATGTAACTGAACCTTTACCATTAATCATAGAAGCACAAGCAGAAGAAATAGATGGCAAAGAAAAAGGGTAATGTTTTTGGACAAACTATTGTCTATGAAAAAAAACATAAAGGCACTTCTATAGGGAGAATTAGTAAAAGTTCTAAAGTAAAAACTATGAACAAGTCTAAGCGACAAGGAAGATCAAAAAAACAAATGCGTTACAGAGGACAGGGTCGTGGATAATATATTTATTATTATATTTACAAGCTTAGGATTGTTGGTGTTGTTATCAATTTATATGATGATAACATTATGAAACGATCTAGTTTTTATCCTAATGGAGAGTTTATACCTTATCAAATGCCACAAGATTTTAGACCATCACAAGGTAGAGGTAGCTGTGGGAACTGTGGACTCTTTTCTAATAAACATGGATTCTGCGGTGTTTATAGAACAAGAGGTGTCAAAGATACTTATGTTTGCAATAAGTGGAGACCAAGACATTTTAAAAGATAATGTGTAAATATTTAATTTTATTATTGTTAAGTTTTGATGGAGAAGTAATTAAAGAAAGATTAGAATTTACTAGGCCAATGGATGTTTATGATTGTATGGATTTTGGTAGCGACCATAGAGAACAGATAGCAACTTATGATGATAAAAGAAACGCTTGGATATTAAATGATGGTCGTGGTACATTTCAAGGTTTTATTTGCGAATGATATATGATATTTAGTTTCTCATGGCTAAATACAAAGGAAGAACTGTTAGATTAAATAAACCCTCTCGTGGAGATGTTAAGAAATTCAAAGTATTTGTAAAAGATAGATCATCAGGCAGAGTTAAGAAAGTTAATTTTGGCTCTAAAACTATGTCTATTAAGAAGAATATACCAGCTAGGCAGAAAGCTTTTTTTTCAAGATTCAGACCTATCTTAGCAAAAGTTAAAGGACAAAAGAATTTATCTCCAGCTTATTGGGCTATTCAATCATGGAAAAAAGGATTTAGAATATAATGAACTTAGAAATATTAAAAAAGAATATTGTAATAGTGCCTGTAATTATAGCAATCTTATCAGGAACAGTAGCATCTGTAAGATATGTTTTAAATTTAACAAATACTATAAATGCTAGTAAGCAAGAACTTGTTGATTTAAGGAGAGATTTAAATGTTGAACGAGATAGAATTAATAAAGCTAAAGGAGATATATCTAACATAAATGGAACTATAAATATGAGTAGAGAGATTATAGAAATGTTAGGATCACAATTAAACGATTTAAGCTGGGATGTAAAAGACCTATCTAGGTAATTATGAGGAATGACAATGAATTATTATTTTACAGGAATATTGATTATACTAATGGTGTTATTAGCTTTATTTGTGAGACCAGCAGAAGCAAGAAATGAATATCTTAACAATGGTAGTAACACTTGTAGATCAGGTGAGATAGATTTATCTATTGAAAGACGAGATACAGATTACGACTATAGTGATAGCAACACTCACGAAAATCAAAATTTAAGACTCACATTTAGAAAGTATTTAGGTGTATCAAAAAAAGATTGTGAGCAAAGAAATGAAATACAAACACAAAACGAGAAACTAAAACAGCAAATTGAATTATATAAAGTTTGTAAAAGTATTAATACCAAACAAGATTTAGAACAGTTTAGAGAATTAATAGCTTATTGTTCAGGTATAAAAAAAATTGATAGAACAGATAGAAATAACCCTTATAAAGATATAATAAAGAAATTAGACAAATATGAAAATAAACAATGAAACATCAGTTAAGACTGACATTAAAACAATAGGTGGTGTAGTTATAGCAGTAGCAATAAGTGTTTATAGTTACTTTACAGTTATTGAAAGAATATCAAATCTTGAATTACAAGATAAATTACAATCTGCTGATTTACTTAAAAAAGCAGAACAAGAACCAAAGAACTTAGAAATGTTTATGTTAATAGAACACTTGGCTACTCAAATAGAATCTATTGAAAAAGAGATAGAAGCTTCAAGATATAACAAAGTCAATATAGATCATTTAAAAGAGCAAGTAGATGTAATAAATAAACAAATAGAAAAATTAAGAAATGGTAATCACTAATGGTAGAAACAGTAATAGCTTTATTAATGATAGTTAATAATGAAATAGTAGAAGCAAGAATACAAGATAACATAAGCATTTGTTTAAAACATAGAAGACACTCATCTCGTACAACTAAAGATAGTATAAGTTATAAATGTATAAAATCTAAAGCAGAGATAGAATTTAATATTGATGGTACAAAAACAATCAAAAAACTGATATTAGAATGAATTACATTTTAACTTTAGTTATGTGTAGTGCTGTTGCTGGTCAATGTTTAACACCTTATAGTGTAGATAAATCTTATAAAGATGGTTATGACTGTATGGTAGATGGATATAAAATGGCACTTGAAAAAACTGTTGAAATTGGCAGAGAAGAAATTAACAAAAATAGAATTTATATAAAATTTGGTTGTAATGAAGATCACTCTAACAAAACCCCAGCATCTTATATCGACATCCAATAAAAGATTTAGAGTATTAATATCAGGTAGAAGATTTGGTAAAACATATCTTGCTATAACTGAAATGATGAAATATGCGGCAATACCTAATCAAAAGATATGGTATGTAGCACCAACTCTTAAAATGGCTAAAGATATTTGTTGGGCTAATTTAAAAGAAGTTCTTAATCAATTTAATTGGATACAGGATATAAACGAAACCACACTTACAATAACTGTTAGAAAAACAAATAGTACAATAAGTTTAAAGTCTGCTGATATGCCTGACTCATTAAGAGGTACAGGATTAAACTTTTTAATATTAGATGAGTTTGCAGATATAGATAAAAGAACTTGGTTTGAAGTATTGAGAGCATCAATATCAGATACATTAGGAAAAGTCTTAATGTGCGGAACTCCTAAAGGTTATGGTAATTGGTCTTATGAAATGTATTTAAAAGGAAAGCAAGACTCTGAATGGGAGAGTTTTCAATATACAACACTAGATGGTGGAATGGTTACACCAAAAGAAATAGATCAAGCTAAACAAGACTTAGACCAAAGAACATTTAGACAAGAGTTTGAGGGTACATTTGAAAATTATGCTGGTGCTATCTATTATAACTTCCACCCTGTTGAGTCTGTTGTTAATAAAAAATTAGATTGGAAGAAACCTTTACACATTGGAATGGACTTTAATATAGACCCAATGTCATGTTGTGTTGCACAAATAGACAAAGAAAAGATATATTTAGTTGATGAAATAGTAATTTATTCAAGTAATACAGATGAAATGGTGCAAGAAATAAAAGATAGATATGGAACACAATTACCAATATTTATCTATCCTGACCCAGCATCAAGACAAAGAAAAACATCTGCTGGTGGTAGAACAGATTTATCTATACTTCAAAATGGTGGATTTACAGTTAAGGTAAAACATAAACACCCAGCAGTTCGAGATAGAATCAATGCTGTAAATTCTAAACTAAAAGATTCAAAAGGTAATAGGCATATTTTTGTTTCCAATTCTTGCAAATATCTTATAAAAGGATTACAAAGACAAACATACAAGGAAGATACAAATATTCCTAATAAAGAAGATGGATTTGACCATATGAATGATGCTCTTGGATATATGATTGATTATATTAAACCTTTAGTAACACAAATGCCAAGTTCACAACCAACAAGATGGAACATTAAATAATATGGCTTATACTAGAGATGATGCTTACGATACCCATAAAGATTATAAAGAAACTGTAAATCTTTGGGAATATTTTATTAGGTCATATAATGGTGGTTACGATTACACAATAGGTCAATATCTTAACAGATATAATTTAGAATTAGATAACGAGTACAATCAAAGACTAGGTAACACACCATGCGATAACCATTGTAAAAACATTATTCAAATATATTCATCTTTTTTATTTAGAGTAAAAGCTAGTAGAGATTTTGGTTCTATGGCAGATGAGCCTAGTTTAGAATCATTCTTAAAAGATGCAGACTTAGAGGGAAACAGTTTTAACTCTGTTATGAAACAAGCACAAAACTATTCAGCTATCTATGGTCATTGTTTTATGATTTTAGATAAACCAAGCATACAAACAAGAACAAGAGCAGACGAACTAAACCAAGAAATAAGACCATACATTTCAATCGTAACACCTGAGAATGTTTTAGATTGGAATTTTAAAAGAGAAATAAATGGGAAATATTATTTAGACTATCTTAAAGTAAGAGAAGAAGTTGACAAAGATGGTGGTACATATTTTAGATTGTGGTTTCCTGATCGAATAGAAACAATTTATTCAAAAGATGATAGGTCAGACCCAACTATAATAGATACTGCCGATAATCTGATTGGCAAAATACCAGCAGTTATTTTATACAATTCCAAATCGCACAAGAGAGGAATTGGTCAATCAGACCTTACTGATATAGCTGACTTACAAAAAAGTATTTACAATGAATTATCTGAAATAGAACAATTAATAAGATTAACAAACCATCCATCATTAGTTAAAACTCCAAGTGTTAATGCAAGTGCTGGTGCTGGTGCAGTTATTGAAATGCCTGACGAAATGGATTCAAATTTAAAACCATATTTATTACAACCATCAGGACAAAATTTAACATCAATAATGGACTCAATAACTAAAAAAGTAGAATCAATTAATAGAATAGCACACACAGGAGCAGTAAGAACAACTAAAACACAAGTATCAAGTGGTATAGCATTACAAACTGAATTTGAATTACTTAATGCTAGACTATCAGAAAAAGCTGATAACTTACAAATAGCAGAAGAACAATTATTTAAACTATACGC